TACAGAGTTGGTTGGAGGCTGTTGAGGATGACGGACGGGTACATGGCTACGTTAATCCAAACGGGGCTGTGACAGGACGTATGACTCACTCTAGTCCTAACATGGGACAGATTCCGGCAGTATACTCACCTTATGGTAAAGAGTGTCGGGATGTGTGGATTGTGCCGGAGGGTTACAAGTTGGTAGGTATGGACGCAAGCGGTCTTGAGTTACGTATGCTTGCACATTACATGAACGATGAGGGATACACAAATGAAATTCTCACAGGAGATATTCACACGGCAAATCAGTTGGCTAGCGGCCTTGAAACTAGAGATCAGGCAAAGACTTTCATCTACGCTTTCCTGTATGGGGCAGGAGATTCCAAAATCGGAAGTATCGTTGGAGGATCTAGAGAGGATGGTAAGAGACTTAAGGAAAAGTTCCTCAGAAATACGCCTTCTCTTGGAAGACTACGAGAACGAGTTAGCATGGCGGCAGGAAGAGGTTATGTTTATGGCTTGGATGGAAGAAGGGTCCATGTACGGTCAGAACACGCGGCTCTAAATACGCTGTTGCAATCAGCAGGTGCTATTGTCATGAAGAAAGCTCTAGCCTTGTTGGATCAGTATGCAACCAAATGGAAGATTGACTATAACTTTATAGGAAACATACACGATGAAATCCAGACAGAGGTCAGAGAAGAGAAAGCAGAGGTTTTCGGAGGACTCGCTACTAGCTGTGTCGAAGCCGCAGGACTCCACTTTAAGCTCAACTGCCCCCTTGCAGGGGAGTTTAAGGTTGGAAATAGTTGGGCAGACACGCATTAATCCTAAAACTAATAAGCCTTGGTATTACAAAGATAATCCAGACGCTGTTAAGGCTCGTGATGCAAAACGTATGTGGGTTAATGGTAAGGAAATAAAGAAGACCCATCCTTTGTACAAAGCAGGAAGGTACAAAGGGTTTGAAGAGGCGGCGTTTAGCTCCTTGGAAAACTATGAGGCAAACCCACAGGGAGAAGTTTACGTTATCTATAACAAAGCTTGGCCTGAATGGGTAAAGGTTGGGATGGCTGTAGACTCAACTGACAGGCTAAAGAACTATCAAACGTCCTCACCTTTTAGAGACTATGCTTTACTGTACTCCTATGAAGTAAAGGACAGGAGAGTTGCGGAGTCAGCGGCTCATGAAAGATTAGCAAAAGAGTGTGACAATATTAATGAATGGTTTAAATTACCTCACGCTGTAGCTAATGAACTTATATTGGAAGTGATCCATGAACACTGATAAAACAACTGATAATCTAGTTTCGGATATTTACAAGATGATGGTTAGCAAGGATGCTGACCCGTCCGTAGATGTTGAGGCAGAGATTGAGAAGTTTGGGGAAGGTGTCAAGGCTCTTATGCGTACAGAGTTTGGCAGGGAAAAGCGAAAGGATAACCGTAAGCTCCGCCTGTCAAACATTGGTCGTACTGACAAGTACCTTTGGAATCATGTCAACGGTACTGAGGGAGAAACCATTGCACCTCACACTTATGTCAAGTTTATGTACGGACATTTGATTGAGGAGATGTTGTTGTTCCTCACGCGCATGGCGGGACACTCAGTCACCGATGAGCAGAAAGTATGCAAGGTGGAGGGCGTATTGGGCCACATGGATTGCAAAATAGACGGTATTGTGACCGATGTTAAGTCTGCCAGTAGTTTTGGATTTAAGAAGTTTAGGGACGGAACGCTAGCTTTTGATGATCCTTTTGGCTACATTGACCAGATAAAAGCCTACGCTCATTCCTGTGGGGATCGACAGTTTGGTTGGCTAGCTATGGACAAAGCTAACGGTCATTTGACTTATCTCAAGTATGACTTGGACGATAAGGAAGCTCCTGTTTACAATGCTTTGTCTCAGGATATTACTGAAAGGATACGACATGTAAAAAAGCTAGTGGAACAGCCAGAGCCGATAAAGGTTTGTTACGAGCCTTTGCCGGATGGCAAGTCAGGAAACTTAAAACTGGCTATTGGTTGTTCGTATTGCCAATTCAAAAAGCACTGCTACCCAGAATTAAGAGTATTCAATTATTCATACGCTCCAAAATTCTTATGTAAGGTAGTCAATGAACCTAAAGTACAGGAGTTAGTTTTAAATGAAGAAGGTTTTTAGGTCGGGACTAGAGTCAGCTTTGTATGACAAACTTAATAAAGAGTTTAAGTATGAACCATATAAACTACCATATATTATATCTAAAAAGTATCTTCCAGACTTTGTACATGAGGATAAAAAGATACTGATAGAAGCTAAAGGTTATTTTAGAGTAGGGGATACACAAAAATACACATCCATAAGAGACTCTATTGAGAATTGGGAATTAGTATTTGTACTGTCAGACCCTAACAAAAAAGTAAGGAAGGGAAGTAAGATGACAATGGGGCAGTGGTGTGACAAGGAAGGTTTTGCTCACTTTACTGTAAAGACAACAAAAGAGTTATTGAAGTATGTGAGGGATAAAAATGTCACTAACACTTGAAGAACTGAAGGAGGAGATTGTTAGGGAGTATGATGTTGTTTTACTCTGTGAGGTTTTAGACATAACTCCTGAGGATATTTTGGAAGCTTTTGAAGACAAACTAATTATTAATAGAGATAAGTTTACTGAGGATACTGAAGATGAGACTTAATGACGCAACACCCGCTGAGTGGGACAGGTTACGAAAGGAAATACCTGCCATAGAGAAAGTACCCAATATAGACAAAGCTATGAAAGCTTATGTGGACATGGCTGATAAAGAACTTGAGGATGTAGTTAATAAACCTAAGCATTATAATACAGGTAACATTGAATGTATTGATGCAATAGAGGAGTCCATGTCCAGTGTTGCATTCAAAGGCTACCTCAAGGGCAACTGCTTGAAGTACCTTTGGAGATATGACTATAAAGGTAAGCAGGTAGAGGACTTAAATAAAGCTCAGTGGTATTTAAATAAATTAACAGTAATGGTGAAAGGGGAAAATAAATAATGGATCAGTATCAACAGTTTATACATAAGTCAAGATATGCACGTTGGCTGACTGAAGAAAAGCGTAGAGAGACTTGGGAGGAGACAGTACAACGATACGTAGACTTTTGGGTCAACCGCGGACAGCTTGATAAGAAGACAGCCAAGCGTTTGTACAACGGTATACATAGTTTAAAAGTAATGCCCTCCATGCGTTGTATGATGACAGCAGGGGAAGCTTTGGACAAGGACAATGTTGCAGGTTTTAACTGTAGTTACTTACACATAGACTCACCACGATCCTTTGATGAGCTAATGTATGTACTTATGTGCGGCACAGGTGTTGGTTTTAGTGTTGAACGTAACTTCATAAGTAAGCTCCCTGTCATTGCTGAGTCTTTCCATCCATCCGATAGTGTCATCGTAGTGGCTGACAGTAAGATAGGTTGGGCATCAGCATTCCGTGAACTAATAGCCATGCTGTACGCAGGTAAAATACCTAAGTGGGACATGAGCAAGATTAGACCTGCCGGAGCTAGACTTAAGACATTCGGAGGTAGAGCTAGCGGACCTGAGCCTTTGTTGGATTTATTTAATTTTTGCATTGAGGTGTTCACTAAAGCCGCAGGACGTAAGCTAACATCAATAGAATGTCATGATGTTGTTTGTAAAATAGCTGACATTGTAGTAGTCGGTGGTGTGCGTAGGTCTGCTTTAATTAGTTTATCTAATTTATCTGACCCACGGATGGCTAAGGCTAAGATGGGTGATTGGTGGCGTAATGAAGGACATCGTAGGCTTGCTAATAATAGTGTAGCGTACACAGAGAAGCCTGACTTTGAGTCATTCCTGTCTGAGATGCAAAACATGTATGAATCCAAAGCAGGTGAGCGTGGTATCTTTAGTCGTGTTGCGGCACAAAAGATAGCCGCTAGGAATGGCCGTAGAGACCCTGAGCAGGACTTTGGTACTAACCCTTGCTCTGAGATTATCCTACGTAGTAATCAGTTCTGTAACCTATCTGAGGTTGTTGTAAGACCTACGGATACCAAGGCTATGCTTAAGGATAAAGTAGAGCTTGCGGCTATCATAGGAACGCTACAGGCTACTTTGACTGACTTTAGGTATCTACGTAAGTTATGGCAGAGAAACACAGAGGAAGAGGCATTGCTTGGCTTAAGTTTGACAGGCATTATGGATCATAAAGTATTGAGTAAGGACATTGCGTCAGTTACGTGGCTAGAGGATTTAAAAGATGTGGCAATCAAAACTAATAAACTTTGGGCAAAGAAGTTGGGAATCAATCAGTCAACTGCTATTACGTGTGTTAAGCCTAGCGGTACTGTATCTCAGCTTGTCGATAGCGCTAGTGGCATTCATCCTAGGTTTTCTAAGCATTACATTAGAAGAGTACGTTCAGACGCGAAAGACCCGCTTGCTCAATTCATGTCAGCCACCGGATTCCCCGTAGAACAAGACCTAATGAGTCCATCGTCCTTGGTCTATAGTTTCCCTGTGAAGTCTCCAGAGACTAGCGTTACAGTCAAACAGGTAGGTGCAATGCAACAGCTTAAACTATGGAAAGCCTACCAGAATCACTGGTGTGAGCATAAGCCAAGCATCACTGTTTATTATACAGATGATGAGTTCTTGGAAGTAGCACAGTGGATATGGAATAACTTTGACTTGTGCAGTGGGATTAGTTTGTTGCCAGTTAGTGATCATGTGTATCAGCAAGCTCCTTATGAAGACATCAGCGAGGAAAAGTATCAGGAGTTAGTACAGCAGATGCCTGTGGGTGTGAATTGGAATGACCTTGAACAGTTTGAACAAGAGGATAATACTACAGGTAGTCAAGAGTTAGCGTGTGTAGGTGGAGCATGTGAAATAGTGTAGATAAAACTAAGGGGCCTTAAGTGGCCCCTTTTTTATTCTTCTCCTGCTGAAAGTGCTGTACCTGCAATGTTACCTCTTCTGGTCAGCTTTTCTAAACTAAGCAATAGCTGTTGAGAAATGTCAACACCAC